AAAATCCTTGGAGCCTAAACAGGAGTCAAAGAAAAATGGAAAAGGAAAAAAAGTCGCTGCCAAAGGCTAAGAATAAGGGCGGAAGGCCAACGCTTTACACTGAAGCTTTAGCAAAACGCATTTGCAATTTAATTGCTACTACTCCTCGCGGTTTAAAATCGTTATGCGAGTCTAACGCTTGGATGCCCGATCATCAAACTGTAAAAAATTGGCGAGCTTTGAACCCTGGGTTCTTCGCCCTCTATTTGCAAGCTAAAGAGTCACAAGCACACGCTGTTGCCGATAAGCTTTGGCAGGAAGCTGACCAACTGCCAGCGGATACCGCGGAAGTGAATCGCTTTAACGCTGTTTTTCGCTTTCATCAGTGGCACTTATCGAAGCTTGCGCCCAAAAACTTTGGTGATAAAAAAGAAGACACACAAAGCGCAACAGTTGAACAAGTCGCAACTATCGCAAACGCATTACTTGAACTAAATAAAAAACATGCCAGGGATTACTAATTCGCTGATAAATCCAGACGAAGTACGCGCCGAAATATGGGGATCATTCATCAAGTTTTGCCAAATCTTTTTCCCACTTGTGACGGGTCGTGAGTTTGCGATAAGCAATCCCGCCTGCAGAGAGTCACACTTCATCACAATTGCAAAAGAGCTGACGCTAACAAAACGCCTGCAAGTACCAAGCCTTTTGATCAATGTTCCACCTGGCTCCGGCAAGTCTACACTGTTAGCCTTGTGGGTCGCGTGGACAATGTCCGAGTTTCCTAACAGCCAATACCTGTACATTTCTTACGGCCACGAACTCGCAGCTAAACACACTGAATTTATCAGGAGAGTTATCAGTTGCCCTTATTACGCTGCGTTATTCGGCATCACTATTAGATACGACATGAAAGCCAAAGACCATTTTGTAAATAATTTTGGAGGCAGTGTTAAAGCGTTTGGCTCCAGTGGCCCAATCACTGGTCAAGATGCTGGCTTGCCGAATTGCGATCACTTCACTGGAGCAATCATAATGGACGATTTGCACAAGCCAGACGAGGCGCACAGCGACACTATTAGATCGGGTGTGATACAAAACTACAGAGAAACTATTTTACAACGACCGCGCGCGCCTAATGTGCCAATAGTATTCATCGGGCAACGCCTACACGAAGATGATATATGTGCGTACATGTTGGGCGGTGATGATGAACGCACTTACAAAGCTGTAGTGCTGCAATCACTTGATGCAGTGGGCAATGCTCTCTATCCTGAAGTGAATCCCAAGTCACAATTAATGCTGAAAAAAACAAAGAATCCTTATGTGTTCTCAAGCCAGTATCAACAAGAGCCTGTGCCCGCTGGTGGCGCGCTCTACAAAGAAAAAGACTTTGTCATACTCTATGAAGACCCTACTTTTATATGCACATTCATAACCGCTGACACTGCCGAGACTTCTAAAAGCTATAACGATGCGACCGTGTTTAGCTTTTGGGGTTTGTACAAAATCAGCGACACATACGAAATAGAAGAATACGCGCTGCACTGGATAGACTGTAACGAAATAAGAGTCGAGCCAAAAGAACTTGAGTCCGAGTTTCAATCTTTCTATAGTCAGTGCATGTTACATCCAGTTAAACCGCGCGTAGCGGTCATTGAAAAGAAATCTACAGGCGTTACATTGTGTAGTGTTTTGTCAGAAATGCGAGGTCTTGAAGTGCGTGACGTGAAGCGTACAAAAGCATCAGGCTCTAAAGCTGATCGCTATCTTGAAATGCAGCCTATAATAGCTAGTAAGTTAATCTCATTTTCATACGCAGCGAGGCATATAGGCATGTGCGTTAGTCACATGATGAAAATCACTGCGAATAACAGCCATCGCTTTGATGATATTGCAGATACGGCTTATGATGCAGTTAAGATATCTCTAATTGACAAAACGCTACATGTTAGAGATCACGCAAATGAGGCACACAGAAACACAGCTAAATTGCATGCTCAAGTCTTTAGCGCAAGAATGAATGCCCTAAGGAATGCAAGAGGCTATTAATCAAGGATGATTTAATGTCGTATAAACTGGGGCGAAACAACGCCGAGAAACTAATAAAATTAAAAAAGTGTGTAGAAGGATGGCAACAATATTGGCAGTCAAACAATCAGCGTTTTTGGGACTTCACTAAATTCGTTTGTGCCACAAACTTAACGTCAAAAGAGCGTGCAGCACTACAAGCAATTGGTAAACCGCAATTGCAATTCAACATTATGGAGGCGATGGCATCACGCTTATGTGGCGAGTTTGCCAAGCACTCTCCGTCATTTGACGTGCGTGCAATGGACGGGGTGCCAGCTTGGATTTTAACACCCGAGTTTACAGAAACACTACAAGTGATTGAAGGATATTTGCTTGGAATGTTCGCGGATAGTAGTTCCGATTCTTTGAAGTATAAGTTTTATAAAGACCTGTTAATTGGCGGCTTCTCTGTTGGTGAAGTAATCACACGTTACATAAATCCGCGCAGCTTCGAACAAGTGATTGAATGTGAAAGGGTGTTTGATCCCACGCTAACGGTTTTCGATCCAGTAGCTAGACTTTCGCACAAGGGAGACGGTCAGTACTGCGGTAAGCTTGTGCCCATGACGTGTGAAGACTTTGAAAACGAGTTTAACATGGACGCTGGCGACTGCATGGCAACGGGTACGACTACACCACTTGAGGGCTTTAGCTGGTCTTATCTAAATCAAAAAGAAGACATGATAATGGTTGCGTCGCTTTTTGTTAAGCAAACTAAAAAGGTTGAAATAGTAAAGCTTACTAACGGCCATACTGTGCCGATCGATCAATATCAAAAGCTAATTGAATTGTGGGATGAAGAACAAATAATGGCTGTGCCTCCGAAAATACTACAGTCACGCAAAACAGAACTAGAAACACTCGAACGCTACAAATTTTGTGGTGAAAAGATTCTATCTAAAGACGACACGAATTTTACAAAGTTTCCGTTAGTCTTTATTGATGGCAATTCCGCCCTCATAAAGGGCGACGATTCACAGATGGGTACGGGTGAGTCTGTAGGTTCCGGCGGTGGTTCAGATAATAGTCAGACAGTGCAAATGACACGGCCATATTTAATGCACGCTAAAGACATGCAACAGCTTATGAATTTTGCTGGGCAATCGCTAGCTGGTGAGATGGAAAACATTGTACAGCATCAATACATAGTACCCATTGAAGCAATACCATATGACTATCAAGAAGCTTACACAAATCCTCAGCTTGCAAGTACGCTTGTATACAACCAGATTTTAGACAAAGAATCTAACATACAGCTTAATGCGCCACAGATTCTTGAACGCAGACAGATACCGTCAGTATTAGAAAGCACTTTCAACGGTGCAGCTACGCACATGCAAAACATCTTAGGTAACTACGACTCAACGCTAGGAACTAACGACAAGCAAATATCTGGCGTGGCTATACAACAAGGCGCAATGCAATCCAACGCAGCGGCTCTACCTTACTTGGTGGGCTTCAACAACGGTCTAAACCGGATGGCAGACATAATCGTAGACTTAATCCCGAAGTACTACAACACTCCAAGAACACTACCTATCATCAAGAAGGACGGCAAGCGTTCATATCAAGTGATCAACAAGAAAGAAGACCAACAAAGTGTCTTCATGGATTATGACCCCAACAACTTGCTAGTTAAAGTAGAGATGGGTGTATCTGCCGCAGTTCAAAAACAGGTAGCACTTGATCAGATAATAAGACTGACCGCAGCAAGTGAGGACTTTGCCACTTTCATAAACAATTTCGGCTTAGAGACAATCTTGGACAACTTGGACATCCGCGGCATCGATCATCTTAAAGAGCAGGCAGCCAAGTACATGCAAGGTAAACAAGAGCAAGCAGAAGCGCAAGCAGAACAACCCAACGAGATAGAAATACTAGCCGAAACTGAAATAGCTAAAACTGAAATGGAGACAGAACAACGTCGAGAAGCTGCACAATTAGTCGCTGCAAACAAAGCTGCCGAGCTAGCTATTAAAGAGCAAGAAAACGATATGAAATTCATTGAATTACTTGCTAAGATAGAGAGCGATGAAGTTAAAGCAGCTCTGGCAAGGGAACGCGAGGACGCAGAACAAGCGCGAACCGCAGTAGAGCTAACTATGGGAATGATTGAAAGTATAGGGAAGACTAGATGATAAATTCAAAAGAAACACAAAGGTTTTTTTCACAGACTAAGTTTGAGATAGATAAGATAGAAAAGAAGATGTCTAGCATGGCTTGCAAGCTTCAAGAACTAGAGCTTGAGTGCAACCAAAAGCATGAGCTTGCTGGTTACTTGTCAAAGCAACTTGAGGGCGTTTAATGTTTTTTAGCAGACATAGAGAGGCTATAACTCAATTACAAACAGAGATGCATGTTTTGAAAGTCGCACATCTAAACTTACTGAGCGACATGGAGAAACTACGCAGGGAGACAAAGCCATCTGTAGTATTTTCAATGCTTTATCCGCAAATTGAACACATGGAAAATGAGATATCAAAGATAAGGGAGGATATAAAAGTGCCGTTAATCAAGGGCTTAAAAGCCAAGACAAGTGCAGGGAAAAAGGCTAACATCAAAAAAGAAATCAAAGCAGGTAAGCCACAAGACCAAGCAGTGGCAATTGCAATGTCTGTCGCAGGCGAAGGCAAAAAGAAAAAGGCGACCAAGAAGAAGTAATCAATAACCAGCTACACAAGGATCGTGTATGAAGATATCAGAGTTAACGCATAACTTAACCTCGGCACTTAAGCTCCATGGCGATTTAGAATGTTACATTGATCTAGGTGATGAAGATGAAGCCATATACTCGTTAGAGGGTGTAGGGTGTGTACTTGAAGACGATATGAATGAATCTGGATTTATGCTATTAGGATATGGCGTAAAGCCAGCGTTAACACTGGTTACATAGTTTATGCGCGGCAATGATGCCCTTGAGTCGCGCACCCTTAACAGGCGTGTTCCACATGGAACACCCTCTGTGAAGTGTTAGTTCACATATGTGAAATCTAAATTCACATCCCCACTTAAGGCTTTGTTCCACATGGAACATTACTACCGTTTTCTAAAATTCGGCAACAAATCGGTAACAGTCTATAATGTAAGCAACGGCACTAAAAGGAATTTACATGTTTGAATTTATAAAGAAAAATGCCACAGCAACACAATGGGTTTTAATCTTTACCTGCTTCATCGGCGGAACGCTAGCGGTGATTCTTTCTAGAAAGCAAAACACACCAATTGAACAGGCCGCCGAAGCGGTACTAAGGACTCAAGGCATTGATATAGATTTTAGCGCATGGGATAACTAGAGCGCACACTCTGACGGGGGTGCAATATGACACGACAAGTAAGGCTAAGGATAATCTTTTGGGGTTCGCT